GAATGGTGTGATGAACCTCGATTTCAGCCGAGGAGGGAGACGCTGATTTATGGACATTCGTGTGGAGCGCGAGTAGTTCCTCAGCGCTTAGATGAATTAGTTTGGGTGCAATATCCGCCATGTGTTAAGAATAGCGGATGGTATTATTACTGGGGTTTATTTCCTTGAAGTATGGTTGAAATTTCTTCCATAATCTTTGACTCATCCTCATTTGAAGCACCAGTCTCAGAAGTGAACTCAACCTTTTCAGACCACTTGGAATAAGCCTCTTGGATAGCCTTTTGTTTCTCTCGTCTATTCATAATCTAATTATACCCCAGTTTAGTTCTTTTTGCTAGGCGCTGGTTTTTCACGGGCTGTCCCATCGTAAATTACACCATCTCCATCGTGGTCAATAGGACCTTCAAGAAGTTTCTGACCCTCAGCAGTCAAAGATTTAACATAACTTACTTTGAGGTTATACATCAATTCTTTACCAGCCCAAGTTCCAGTTTCTTCTTCTATTTTTTTTGAATATCCAATGTTTGCAAAATGAGCAGGTAATGGAAAATCTTCGTCTGTGAAATTTTTGACTGAGCCAAAAGCAGGGTATTTATATCCACTCTCATCTTCAAAATATGGAGAATAATCATTTGTTGCTCTTGACATTAAAGAATCAAATTCTGCTCGTTCGGCAGAACCTTTTGCGAACCAACCACTTTCTTCATCGTCCATAGAAGCAACCCTTTGGGAAATTGTGTCAAGATTTTCTCCTACTTTATTTGGCGCAAAATCATAACCTGCTCTAGCCCAATGTCGAGCGCCATCCTGAGCGGTTGATTTTATTTCAATGTAACCTAAACCTTTTGCTGTATACCAAGCCTCAGTCTGTTGAATAAATTCTTTGCCAAAACCAGTCCCTTTATTTTCTTCCTCATAAATCCATAAAAGTCCATGCTCAACATTGAGTGTGCCGTTTTTTTCAAAAAATGTGCGAGATATTTCTCCAACTTGTTCACCCTCTCCATTGTAAATTGAGCCTTGCACTCTTAATTCATTTCCATCCTTGTATACATTTTCAATTCTTGACTCTAAGGTAACCGTATCTCCAGTTAAACTTGTCCCTGTTTGACTAACTACAAATACATCATTAAGAGGTCCAACTAAATCGTCGGTGTTTATTGGCTCATAACCCTCAACAGCCATAGCGTATTCTGTTAATGATTCTCTTTGACCATCAACATAATTTTCAATCATTTCACTTTGTACTCTTTCAAAAATATCATTTTTTTCTTGTTCGGTATATTCACGGTTTGGAAATTCTGCTTGAAGCGATGCAAGACTTTCGGCAACTTTGCCATCAATACCTTGGGTTGCATCTGCATACAAATCGCCGTCTTGTTCCACATACTCACTTAATTGATTATCGCTATATGTTTTTGGTTTGATGGCTTGTAAAATATCTTTAGCCGACGGTCCAACAGTAGCCATTGATTCAATACGAGCAACTTCATCAGCCGTATAACCTCTAGCCCAGTTACCGTGTTCGGACTGGTCATGCTCACCGTGTTTTAGTACGGGTTTTAACCCATAATCAAAATAAATTACTTTGAGGGTTTTGCTAACTTTGCCCAAATCTCTTTGGCGTAAGCGTCTATCTGTTCGTCTGTCATGTTCGACATATCGGGCAGTTGTACCGCTTCGAGTTTTTTCGATGCCACCTGTTCCTCCTGTTTCTATTTCTTTGAAGTTTGCTACATCCCAAATTGAGATTTGGTCTCTTTCACGACCCCGAGAGATAGCCTCTCCCTCGTCCTTAATGTTTTCTGATACATCAAGGTAGACCTGTCCATCGTTCGTATTATGCCATAACCCTAGGTAGTTATTCGAATTATTGAACTCTGATTTATGTTGCTTCATGTAGGAAGAAAGAATCTCAGCGCCTTTAGCCTCATCAAAAAAGTCATCAGCCTTGACTATCGCCGCAAACTTCTTGCCTTTGGCAACCATAAAGCCCTTAGTAGGCTCAGAACCGTCCTTGAGGCTGACTGAGAGACCGCCATTCTCTTTGACCCTCTCAAGCGTCGAGCGGACAATCTCAGGGGCTACTTGGACTCCCTGCGCCCATGAGCCATGAGAACTTTGGTCATGGTCGCCGTGCTTTTCTACAATTTCATAGGTTGCTTCCCAATCGCCTCTACGAAGTATTGACCCAAGTAATTGTTCTTCAAAAACTTTTCCATTTGGATTACGGACAGAAGCGTAAAAATCTTCATCATTTGTTCTTGTGAATAAAATTTCGCTACCATCTGAGCGTTTGTATAGAACAGTACCTTTTTCTATATTTAATGTATTGTTCATTTAATCTGACCAATCGTCTCGATATTTGTCTTTTTCCGCTGGTAAAAATTCTACTTTGTTTATTAAATTTTTATTACCTGAAGCATTCAACATATTTTTGACCTCACTCACCCGACGCTCTCTATCTTGTGAGTCACTACTTTGAGAACCAACAATATAAATTTGTTTAATATCTGAGACTTTTACACCATTTCTAATTTGTACTTCGGCGTACTCACTTGTGTGTTTACCACTACTTCCCCAAGAACTCCTTGCATGTAGACCCGCAGTTACAAGATTATCTCTAGTCACTTTCTCGGACAAGGGTTGTGGAAGTGAGCCTGTATGTAAAGAATCTCTTAAAGTATATGTTGTTCTTTCTTTTACATCATCATTTAACAATACCCTTAAATCGCCATATTGTTCTACCCGACTTGTGTTTACGGTAAATGTATTAGTAGGTTTTTCATTATTTACATCTCTTGCAGAATTTTCATCAACAGATAATTGGCTTGCAAGGTATCCGTAAATTGGTCTATCACTTAATTTACTATTCACGGGAATTCCTTGTTCCACTTCTTCAAGTTTTCTTTTGCTTCTATCGTACATTCCCCCACTTTTATTTGACTCAAATTGTGACTTAAACCTACCATCCTTTAATACTTTTTCAAAGTCCCTTGAATCAATGGCTATAACTGGAAATCCTTTAGAAACATTGCTACTAATTTCTTCTGTCACTCGTTTGTGATTTTCTAAATAGTTACCTAATTGACCACCTCGTAGTTCGTCAAGAAGAGGATGAATGGCTTTTGCCATTTCATATCTAACCTCTGCGTTATTTGCGTCAAGATAATTTGATAATCTTTGCGTTTGACCCGCAACATAAACTTTAGAATTTGTTGCGCCTAAATTTTGTTTTCCTGCCTCAAGTTCAAAATAAGTTTGAACTTTGTCCATATCGGCTGTTAAAAATTTTTTAGAAATTTCTTCTATTTTACTTTGCATTTCAGGAGTATATTCATTTCTATCTATAAGCCTTTGAATTATGTCTCGTAATTGAGGACCTGAATGTGAAGCGGCGTCATTGGTAAGCGCTCTTGGGTCAAAGGGTCTACTAAATTTAGATGGGTCAAAGCGTGATGTTACTACGGAGTCATATTCAGCAATATATTTTCCGCTTTCTATTATTCCGCCTTCTTTTAATCTTGAATACTCTGCTTGTAGAGCAGAATTTCCGTGCGCCCATGAGCCATGACTTGATTGGTCATGGTCACCATGTTTAGTTACATCTGCCCAAGCCTTACCTGAAGGAGATAACATATTCCAGTCGTGGCGGATTTCAATTCCATCTATCATATTTTTACGAGCAAAATTAAGCATTGCAGTTGCTATGCCTTTGCGCTGATAGTTTGTTCGGACTTCTACATAACCTATTTTTGCGTATTCTTTGTTTGACACAAATTGATTGGAGGCTGATAGACGACCAATGTTTCTATTTTCACTATCTTTCAAAGATAAATTCATTACCGCTACACCATCATCATATTTTTCATTTATTTGAGAGATGTTAAAACCTTCATTTTGAACAGTTATTTTTGCTGAGATTATTTCTCCACTAATTTTTCCTCGACCTAATTCGCTTGTAGGAATAGTTTCGGACTTCACATCACTAATTGTTCCCGTAGCCCATGAGCCATGAGAACTTTGGTCATGGTCGCCGTGTTTTAGAACTGGCTTATATCCAATAGGAAATGTGATAGTGATACTCATGAGCGTCTCTCAGGTGGAATGATTACCATGACGCAACGGCAATTAGGGTGAACTCTTCCTGGAGTTTCATCACCGCTAGAAAATGTTCCATCCCAAGGAACTATCTCGCCATCTAGTTCAATACAAATAGGGCAAGTGCGTTCGTCTTGAGCAATAACCCACATCTTTTGTGATTCAACATCTACATAACCTTGCTCTGCCGCTTGGTTCCATCCCTCTTGGCGTCCCTCGTTTTGAGCAATTTGAATCTCTGTGCGAGCAATCATTGTGGCTCTCTTGCTCTTAAGAGAATCTGAATAACGGGTAGAGCGTTCGATTGCTTTAGCGCGAGCGGCTTCTTCTTTTATTCCGCTTTTAACTAATCGGGCATATTCTTTTTTTTCAAAGTTAGTTACTGCATCAGCAAATCTTGGATGTAGTCCTACAACACTTTTAATTCTTCGGGCTGTTGCTCTGTAATCTAAGCCCTCATTGAAAGCATCAATAATTGCTTTGCGAACTGAGAGACGGGTTAGCGCATCAATTGAGGTTACAAGTTCTCCAGCACGGCGTTGAGCAAAGGCTAAAGAGTTTGGGTTTGTTTTATTAAAAGACATAGTAAATTCCACTTTAGGTGGTTTTGGTTGCGCCCATATAGGAATTTTTGTGAACTCAAGGTTAGCCAATGCTGGTCTATTTTCTATCTTTACTTTAGAAGGTGTAAAGGCTGGAAGGGATAACTTAGGAGCAATCTTTTGAATTTGTTTGATGGCATCTTTACCACCAATATCAATTGAGTTAAGGAGGGAATCTCTAATGTTTTTTTGATTAGCAATAGTTATGCCCGCTAACAAACGCTCCAAAGTTTCAGGGTTCATATTGCGAAGCAAGGACTCAAGTTGTTTCATTGAGATTTTATCCGTCGCTCGTTGAATTGATTGATACAAAGTACGAGCAAGTTCTTGTTCTTGAGGTGTTAGCGGAACTCTTTTGTTTCGCGCCTTTTCAAAAGGATGAACAAAATGTAACGCCATCTTTAACCAACTTCAGGGAGTTTCGGAGCCTCCGTAGTTGGAGCAGGTGGTAATTCTTCCTCACCAGCGCCATCGGGTTCTTCAGGCATAGGAGGAACTCCAGCGCCTTCAGGCATAGGAGGCATACCAAAATTCTGTCCATCATGTTCGGCAGGTGGTAATCCAGCGAGGTCGCGTAGATACTCTTCTAACTTAGGGTCAGGAACTATTGCACCTGTTTGTACCAAGTTGCCAACAAATCCAGCAATCTCATTCAAATCAACATGGCTTACTTCACCATAAGTTAGATAAGGAGCGCGAGCAACATCCATGCCATTTAGTTTTAATAAACGAGGAATAGCGTGTTGGTTAATTACTTCAGCAATACTTTTAGCAATTGCATCAACTGACATCGACCACAAATCCATTTTGGAAGTTCCAAGGGCGTAGGAACCAACTCGGTCAGAGCCAAGGAGAATAAAGTCAGAAAGGATTGACATTGCAATTCTTTGGTCATAACGCTGGATAACTTTGTCTGTATCAAACTGACGAGAACCGCCTGAAGATAAAAGAACTAAATCAAATACTTTGTGTCCTTGGTCGTCATACATCGAGGGCATAATGATTCCTTCTTGCTCATTACGCTTAATAGAAGTAACGATGCTTTGGATTGATGCAAGAACTGAGGCTTGCTCGGCTGTTGCTGATGATGAAAGGAACTCAGGTGGTACATAAGCAACTGGTAGACCTGCTAAGTCACGCTCAATACCGATTGCTTCAATCTCTTCAATACGACGCTTGAAGTACCAAGAGCGATAAGCGTTACGAAGAATAGAACGACCTTCAGGGTTATTCTTTTGTGTATGGGTACGGAATAACAAAGCCTTCTCAATTGGAATTGTATGGATACCACCCGCTGATGGGTCTACTTGAACCATGGCTTGAATACCGCCATCGTCATCCATTTCCCAACGGAATAAAGTTTCTTGGGCGCGAATAGGCATTTTGCGCCAACCAATACGACCATCATTATATTTAGATTTACGCTGTGGGTTTTTGCTATCACCCTCACGGATTTTGTAAACAATCTCATGATATGAAAAACCAAAGACAAGCATTGAAAGTATTTGAGATAGAGCAGAGTCCCAAGACTCGCTCATATCATGTATACAAGATTCTACGAATACTGCTACTTCTTTATCTTCCTTAGAAATATCTCCGTCTTGAGAATCATCCGAGAAAGGGTCTACACGCCATTCAAGACGAGTAATAACTTTTTCTATTGCATACAACATTGAGCCGATGGTTGGGTCGTTGTCCGCCATCTCTCGATAGATTCTTGCTCCGCGTTGTCCACGCAGATTAACTAAAAATTCTTCAAAGACCGTTCCACCTGAACGGCGTAAACCAGTAGAACCTAACTCTTGTAAATCGGGCGTTATTTTCTCAGCCATTTAACCCTCTACTCTTTGGTTGCTAATCCTACGACAATTGCGATTGCCTGTTGCTCATTGAATCCCGCATTTATCAACTCCGAAAATACTTCGTGAGTTTGAATTGCGAAAGCCCGTAAAACAGACACGACAGCCTCACGATTGGGTGAAAGGTTATCGTACACCTGTCGATTATACCGTTAAGCGGATTTAGCCTTTTTATTCTCCGTCTGAAACAAGTTCAAAAGAGTTAATTCTTTTGTTAGTTATTCCTAGAGCAGATTTCAAAGCCAAATCTCTGTCGCCAACTTGAGCAAAGAGACGATTTTCTAATTCGCCACCAATTGCATCAAAGCGTCGGAAGTAGATGTTGTAAGGCAAAGCATCCCGTTGGATGTTTAACTCAATCTCAACATACTCTTTTAGAGCAATCTCTTGAGATACAAATGGTTTACCATTCGAATCAACAACAACTTTTGAACCTGCTAATTCCTTTGTGAAGAAATCAGTCCAAGCCATTTACAACCCCTTTCGAGAGTTTTTCAACCCCGATTATACTACATAAGGGTTAGAAAGGTGCAATGTCAGATATTGGCATACTCCAAGCATCTGAAGGCGTCTTAGGTGTATCTGTGCGAGTGGTTGTACTTACTTGAGCAACTGTATGGCGCTTCATGTCAATGCCTAAGTTCCAAGCGGTAACTACAATCTTTGAGCGTTTAGCCCCTGTTACTTTGTCATCCCAGTTTTCTTGAACTGCGGTGCCTACAACAATTACTGACATTCCCTTGCCTAAAGAGTCTGCACAATTTTCAGCAGTCTTGCCCCATGCTTTTACATCCCAAAATGTTGTATCTACATTGTCCCAAGTTCCATCAGGTTTTTTACTGGACTTAGATGTCACTACTGTAAATACTGCTAAGGCTTTACCGTTAGGAGTAAATCTTAGTTCAGGGTCATTAACTATATTTCCCGTGATTGTTATTGGTGCGCTCATGCTACATACCTTTCGTTCGTTATTGGTTTGGCGATTATGTTTAGTTGTTTTCTCATTCTGTCGCGTTCTTTAGTAGATTTTCCACCCCAAATGCCGACTACTTTGTAATGTAACGCATAGGTCAGACATTCTTCTTTCCAATAGCATCCATCACAAATCTTCTTTACTTTTCTGTTCTCCTCGGTTATCTGATTCTTCTCGGGAAAGAAATAACTCGTCTCTATTCCCCAACAACTCGCTCCCTCGAATTTCCAAGGCATCATAATTTTCTTCAATGTTTTCCTCTCCAACAATTAGTCGATAGGGGGAAGAGGCATCTAACTTAGCCACAATTCTTCCATTGCGCCATACCTTGCCAGCAACTACACCATCATAAAAACTTGGCTTAGGCTTTACTAGAGAATCACACTCTTCCCAAAAAATACATCGGGAACAATAATTAAGTGCTGGTTGTACTAAATCTAAATTAAATTGGTCAAAGAGCCAAGGGTCAGCATCACGGCACGGCGCTTTAGATGCAAATGAACCCATGCAGGAATTTTAGCGCTTGGCTTTATCATTGTTATTTATTTCGGGAGCCTTGCGTGTCGCCCACTCACCATACCGCTCTGTTATCAATTTATTAAGTAAGTTGATTCTTTCTTCTTCATCCATCGGTCTATTTGTCTCTGAGTCCGATGTCATCGTTACCCTCCCAATACTTTAGCCCGTGATGAACTAAACCGAGGTGGCGCCAATCAGGATTTTGGTCATCGGCAAGAGTTAGCGTCCAGTAATCTTTAATGCCATCGCCCATCCATTCAGATACAAGAACCCAGCCCGTACAAATTGCTGGTTCCATAAAAGCAACGCGCCCGATTTCGGCGAGCGCATTGTCTATTGCTGATGGTTTTTTCTGCTCTTCACTTCCCATTTAGGGAGGTTAGTACCAAAAATTAGAACTCCAAAAGCGCCACGCCGAGCAAGGGTTGGAATATCTGTGTTCAATGTAAACGAATCCTCGGGTTATTTGTTCCTCAACTGATAAGTCAGGGTCAAGTCCGAGTATTTGTGGAATTCCGCCAGCATGAAGTTTTTCTCCATCTTGGTAAACGGCTGTTTTATTGTAGGCATCGGGACGCCAGTTTGACTCTTTTGTCCAAAGCGATAGCAAACATTCCCATTGAGCGGGTGTATCCCAACCATAAGCATCAAGACGCTTCTTAGCGAACTCTTGGGATGCCTCGGGTGTCCGTTCAACCAATATCGGTTTCATAATTACTTCAACCGCTTGTGCTGGTGAATCGGGTGGAATGTGAAATGGATTTAGAAGTATAAATCCAAGTATAAATAGTGCGACTGGAACTGGTTTAGTAATAACTTTTTCATAGAATCGCATATTCCTCCATTGTTAGGAGTGAACATTTATTCGCTACTGGATGTAGCGCTTCTCTGTTGTCAGTATTGGACTGACCTCACTTTGGCGAGTAGGTGTTTTGCGAACCTTGTTTAAGGGTACATCATCAAGATGAATGAGTGTCAAGGAGGGCGCTCGGTGGCGGAGCGATGAAAGTTACGCTAGAGAGAGGACGGACGCGCAACAGGCGCTACTACGCCACCGAACTATTTGGGTACCCGCGTAAATGATACCCCACACATAACCATGAAAGGAAAAAAGGTGGTTATGTGGTTCATCCCGCCAATCTAAGAAGAGACCGACGGGATGAATTTTAGTTTTATTACTTAGTCAAGGCGACTTCCAGCGCTCGCTTCGATTCCGTATTTTCCTAGAACCTGAGCAAACGCTCCAGCAAAAGCCGCTTTACGGTCTACGCTCTGTCCGAATTCACGAACCCAAATCTCGTATCCACCGTAATAACCCTTGCTACCAATGCCTTGAGCCTTTAACCAATTCACAAACGCACCTCGCGCTGGAGAAATGTTTACCCAAGCAAATCCGCAAAGACCGTCAAGGATGTAAGTTTTTTTACTAAAATCAATATCACTACCAAGTGCAGTAGTTGGTGAACCAACTACAAACTTTGGAGTGTCTGCATCTTTGCCAGCCAAAAGACCAGCCTCGTATGCTTCAACATAAATGCGCTTACATTGAGTTTTTGTAAGAGCCTTTTTCTTCTCGATGACTGAAGTTGTCATTTAATGTCCTCCTCTCGGACAATTCAAAGTATATCCTACTGGGGTTTGGAAATCAAACTAAAGCGAGCCATCTTTCGAGCGCGTTGCTTATCAGCCTCTTCAGCGAGGGTTTTATCCAACTGCGCCCTACGAATAGCCCTTAATGAGCCTTCAGAGACCCGTAGAGGCTTATTACCCCTTAGCCATGATAGAAGTATCATCAGAACCACTTGCCAGTCTCTATTGACCCTACAATCCCGAAAATCAATAGGATTCCACCTAGGAAAATCATTGCCTCAAGATTCTCTGCCCAACTGCGTCCCTTGGGACTCAATCGGATTCCCTTCTTGAGCAATCGACCTTCTATAAAACCGATTTCATCATTGATAGTTTTCATGCTGTCCTCTCTTTGATTGTTCGAACTATTCCGTACTGCTCCATTGAAGCATCAGCCTCGCACCTAAAGCAATAGGTTTTTCCTTTAACTACTGTCAGTCTTAACTCGCTACCGCAAGTAAAACATTTCATTGGTTCCCCCTCTTCTTGTACTTAGTTTCTAGTATTTTCAACTGCTGGTCAAATGACACGCCGTTCTTCTCTGCAAGATTTTTACAGATGATGTCCGCTATCTCTTTGTTTTGAGCAATCTTTTGCTCTTGCTCAATGATTGATTCAGCGCTGTGTGGTGTTCCGTCGTAGTAGTGAGTTGTAACTTTTTCTTTGATTCTCCATTGCAACTCAAACCATTTTGTAACCGCTGAACGCTCTGTCTTGATTACCTCGGTGTATTTTCCGTTCTTGAAGTAAAGGAACTCACCGCTCTTTGTTGGAGCGTTTGCTTTTTCCTTTGCAATCTTCTCAGCCTTCTTTGCTTCTCTCTCTGCCTTGGCTTGAGCCTTAGCAACTTTGTCGGCTGTAACGATTCTTGAAGGACGATTTAAGACCTCGGCTGGAGCGCTTGGGTAACAAATTGTGCAAGCATCCTGACCAGCATCCTCAACGATTGTGTTCTCATCGTCGTTGCTGTACTGGATTAACCAGTTATATCTAGTAGTTGGAAAACAAGTATTGCAATCCATTGAACTGTGAACATGACCATTGCTGTTGATTACCAAGAACGCTCTTGTCCAAGGGTCTTGGTTATAGATTGCATCTAACTTATTTATCTCTGCTTGAATCTTTGCTTTTTGCTCTCTTAATTCAGCAATTCTTTTTTGGATTTCTCCAACCCTACTTGGGAAATGTTTTACATAAAATTCAATAGAATCTTCAGCATCCAAGATTTTGCTATTGACTAACCAACGCTTCTCGTCCCAAGAAGATAACTCGGTATCAATCTTGACCGCGAACTCTTTTGTCACACTCATTGGAACTCCTCTCGTATTTACAACCCCAGTTTAGCATAGATTTGGGTATTGGTACAATAAGATGTCCCCGTGTCCCCGTGACCCCTGTTCAAAGGGTCAAAATTGCGCTTAGTCCGTATTCTCGCCGTCTGCCTTCTAGTCTTTTGGTGGGCGCTTCTACCCGTAGATTCCGCCTCGGCTGATGATGTAATTGTCAATCTCACCCCTGATACCGCATTTGTCGATATTCCCGTATCGGTGGATACCAGCACCGTTTATTCAATTACGACTCAAACAGGCGCCCGATTTGAGATAGTCAATGGGCAAACTGTTGAAAGACTTGCGTGGGTAGATTCTTGGCTAGAACTTCGCCAAAACGATTTAGTGTTAAGAGCCGATGACGACGGCAACCACAATGGGCAAACTAATTATTTTGCTTCTCGAATTACTGGAACAATTCCAGCGGGTACTTACATAATTCGTGCTACATCTTATGATTACATTGTTGCTCAACAAAGACCTATTGGAACTTATACAGTAACTAGCAATTTGATTGTTGTTGAACCTAGTCCTTCCACGGCTCCAACACCTCAACCATCTCCTCAGCCAACTGCAAGTCCTGAGCCGACGGCACAACCACAACCGACTGCTTCCCCCAGTTCGGAACCATCTCCCACCCCGACTGCTCCGACACCTTCACCAACATCGGAATCAACTTCGACACCGACTCCAACCCCTGAACCTTCTGTAACTCCGACTCCTCAACCTCAACCGAGCCAGCAACCCGAGCCGTCCACACCTGAACCCACACCTTCGCCATCGCCTACCCCAATTCCAATTCCGTTACCTGAGCCGATTCCCAATCCTGAACCAATCCCTGCTGTGAATCCAAACGGTACCCCCGCGGTAGAGCCGACTCCCGTTCCGTTGCCTGAACCCATTCCCATTCCGTCCCTTGAACCTGAGCCGAATCTAAATCCTGAAGAGATACCTTCGCTCGACCCTGAGACTTTGCCAACTGTTCCGCCTTTTGAAGAACCTGCAATTCCACCTTTTGAAATCCCAACGGAAATTGACCCTCCAAGTCCCATACCTGAACTACTACCACCTGTTGAGACCTCCGAGTTAATTGAAAATGTTTTAATGGATGGACAGATTACACCCGCTGATGCAGAAGCGGTAGTTGATTCATTGATGTTGGATGGGCTAGTTACTGAAGCAGAAGCGACTACCTTGATTGAAACTCTTTCAGATGGTGGCGTCCTAACTGGAGCCGAAGAAGATTTAATTATCGATGTTCTTTCAGCCGATGGCGAGATTACTCAAAGTGAAGTAAACAATCTTTCCGAAACTCTTTCCAAAGATGGGCGATTTACGAAAGCGGAAAGAGAACTTGTTGCCGAAGTGCTTATTGAATCCGCTGAAGGTCAAGCGGTAACTGTTGAAGCAATAGCCGAGGCTGGAATCACCTTGGAAGATTTACCTCCTGCTCAACCTGTTGAAGTTCGACAAGATGAGAACGGAAACGAAGTTGTTATTACAGCCGAAGTCGCCGTTGCTTTAGAACTACTTACATCGGCTGGAGATATTGTTTCAGCAATCTTTGAAAGCCCTGCACAACTTCTCTTTGCTATCGGAAACCTTGGAGCAGATATGTCTCCTGAAGAACGCAAAGAAGCAAGTGAAACAATTATTGCCGCGACAATCGTTGGCAATATCGCTACGACTACAATGGCTACCGCAATCGGTAGTGTTGGATATAGGAGACAGAAATGAAAGACTTCTTAAATGACCTGATAGGTCAAATATGGACAATGCTTGGAATGTTTGTTGCTTGGATTCTTGTTGATGGTGTTGCTAAAAATATCGTTGGCTATTCAATCCTGATTACTTTTGGCGTTTGGGTTTTGACTTATCCTCTTCGTCGTCCAAAGGACTAGATAGATAATCTTGATTTTTGCTTAACGGATTAAAAGCATCGTTAATTTCTTCGATTGTTAGTTTTCCGTCATCAAGATATTCACGGGCTAATCGTTCTGCCACGGATGCAACTGCTAACAATCCAGCCATCGATAAGGCAATCCAAGTTTCAACTCCCATGATTGCTCCAGCACCTAGAGTGCCGAGAGCGCCAACGGTAAAGACCGCAACCATGCGACTTAAGATGTCTTGGAGTTTTTTCATGCCCCAAGTCTAGCCTACGCACTTCTCTCAACTAATTCATCAAAACCTTCATAGACCTTTACCTCACCTGTCTCAATTTTTTTGAAACGCTCTTTGGTTTCCTGCAACCATTGAACTCGAGACTTTGGTAGTCGGGCTTTGACATCGCCATTCTTACCTCTGACCTTGACGCCAGTAAAGTGAAATGCACCTTGGAGCGCATCGGCTTGTTCTTTACCTAAAACATTCCTGACTAAATCAAGAAGGCATGAGGTGAACCATGCGTGGTGTCCATCGCCTCTATTTATGTGATGAGCAACCTCATGCAAAATTACATACTTGTTTCTCATCTGCTTAGGTAGACAGATTACAAACTCCCCATGGCGGAAAGTGGCACAAGCCGAACGACGACCCCTGCCATCTAAAACCTTGATTGGATATTTGAAAGGATAGTTTCTTTGAACGAAACTTCTCTTCATTACAGCATCCACAAACTTTTGGGCTTGTTGCAGAGTCATATCTTCTTTGCGGTTTCCACCTGCATAGACACTCATAGCAAGACCCTCAGCCTTATAGACCTTTCCTGCTTGGTCTCTTTTTCTCATACCTACTCCTCTCGTAGTTAAGACCCATTATATCAAATGGGGGTTTAGTAATAAACCAAACTTGAGTCGCCTAGGCTCAACTTTCCAGCGACACGCCACGATTAGGTGCCTGAAACTGCCTTTCTTGATTGGATTTATTAACCCCCGTTTGGTATACTGGTGGAGTCCGAGAGGAGGACAGATATGAAGTGCGTGAAGTGCGGAGTTGCCGTCGGGAAGATGGAAGTCTTTCAGGGTGGCGTCTGCTTGCAATGCTATGCCGTGGAGTTTGAAAAGGAATTCCAAAGTGCGTTGAAGATAGCGAGGTTGAAGTAATGAAAAGTAAAAGATATGGAATCTGTAAGGCTCAACACGCTGAATCAACTATCAAAAGTAACATCAAGAGTTGGGCTAAAGAACGAGAAAGTTTTGATGGTATTGCTCGTTCTAAACAAGAGATTCAAGAAATAGTTGCCTTGCAGTTAGAAGATATTGCTAGAGGCAATGCTGAAATTGCTTGTGAAATTACAAACTGCAATAGAGAGGTGGTTAGATAATGTCTCAGAACCAAATCAAAGGCGCTAACTTAAAACAGTTAGAAGCCATTTGCGCCGCAATAGACGGTGTTGATAACGGTGGTTTTGGCGCCGCTGGTGGTAATGAATGGGTAAAACCACAGAAAGCCGATTGGAGCGATTTGGCTCAGGCTATTGACTGGTTATTAAGTTATGAGTGGGGCGAAGATGTAGAGCAAGGTCAATGCTACATAAACGCCGCTGAGTTTTTGGCTGGAGAAGCCTTAAAGAAATTGAAGAAGGACTATGCCAAGGCTAACGGACTTAAAGTTTCCCAAGTCAGTTTCAAGAAAGCCGAGGAAATCGTCAATGGCTAAAGTAACCAAGAAGGCTCAGAGAGCAATCCTTAAAGATATTAGACGCCAAGTAGTTTGGATTGAACAAGCCATCAAAGATGGTAACCAAGAGTGGATTGACATATACGCAAACCAACTCGGCGCGACAGCACTTTCACTTCATAGTGAGAATAACTAACCCTAGTTATGATATACTCAGATTGTCCGAGAGGGGGCAAAATGGAAAAGCAAGAAAAGGAAAAGCAAGAAAGATTGGCTTACCAAAAAAGGTTGTTGCAAAATCCTGAGTTTCTAAAAATGTTAGAGGCTGAGGAAGATTTTGAAAGAACTGCCGCTTTTGGTAGCGGAGTCAAACTTGTCAATGTAGTAACTGGCGAACGATTTACAACTAAGTAAGGGAGAGGAAACAAAATGACAAAAGTAATTGATAAAGGTCGTCCGTTCAGCGTAGAGGTTCTTAAGAGCCAAATTGGTTTTTGGAATATCGGCGCTATCTCAGGTGGTCGCGTTTTAATTGACGGTGCTACTTACAACGAAGAATACAAAACAACCCAACAGGTCGAATTACCAGTTGCCTATGGCTACCGCGTTCGAATCACATTAGGTTGGGATGATACATACACAGTTTCCCGAGTAATCGTAAAGAATACAAAAAAGGGAATCAGCGAAGTTATCAAAGGCACCGTTGAAGGTGTCTATTGCGAAAATGTTGGCGAGGTTGCTTACAGAGCATCTTGCTTCCGTTCCTATGAATTCGGAGAGAAGGTAAAAGCATAATGACTAAATGGAAATTATTGTCAGGCAGGGTATATGTAACTGCCGACAATAAATTCATGGTCAAAAATGTTGGTTACAAGTCTTGGGGTTTGTTTATCAATGACGGCTCTGAGATGTGGGAATTTAATTGGGTAGGCTCAACTTATCCAACCGCAAAGTCCGCAATGTTATCTATCGAGGAGGTAAGCGCATGACAATCGAAGAAGCCAAGAAAATTGTTGGCAACCAGCCAACTTGGGCTTTGAAGAATATGGTCAAGGCTCTTCAGATGTTGCCGTGGCGAAATACAGCGGAAGATTTAGAAAGATTGACCGCCGCAAAGATTGTGCTTAAGCATAGAAAGTAAAGTATAATGGGGGTTAATAAAGAGGGGGAGGGAAATATGGAACATGCAATTCTTGTTCATTCGCCTGAGTATGCGAACTGGGTTTTTGACCCGACGCATCCAACTCAAGGGCGACGCTTCCTCCATGCCCGAAATCAATTGCTTCTGCGAGCGCAAGAACGCCATCTCAATGTCTATGAGATTGAACCGCAGATGCCACACACCGATGACCTTCATTCTGTTCATAATATGGATTATGTTTACGATGTAACTGTTCGAGGGGAATCAACGGAGTGGAGCGGACAACGCCACGACTTAGGCGAGTTAGCCAAGTTATTCGCTGGCGGTACTTTGACTGCCCTAGATTCTTTGATTGATTACAAAACTAGATTGGCTGTTCACTTCGCTGGTGCAAAGCATCACGCGATGCGTGATTACTCCAGCGGTTTCTGTATCTTCAATGACTTTGCTATTGCCGCTACTAAAGCGACAGAAGAGTACGACCAGCGTGTAGCCATCTTTGATTGCGATGCTCACCATGGCGACGGTACTGAAATGCTATTAAAGAAGAATAAGAATGTTATGACTTATTCAGTTCATGAGTATGGAATTTTTCCAGGCACGGGTTTGATGAGCGATTGGAAACACCGCGCCTATAACTTCCCGCTTGCATCCAAGTCGGGTGATGACGCCTTGCTATCTGCTACTGAGGGATTTCTTCAGGCTTGCAATGAATTCCAGCCTACGATGATTTTTGTTGCCTGTGGCGCCGATGCTCTAAAAAATGACCCGCTCTCATCCCTTGAGTTCACCAAAGAGGGTTACTTCGAATCCATGCGGATGATTAGAGAGCAATACTTTGACCATCCAATTCTGCTCGGTGGAGCAGGTGGCTACCAGCCTGACACGGAAACCCCTGACCTATGGGCGACAGTTGCGCTTGGACTTATGGCGGTTCAAACCGAGGTTGTAAAACCCTAACCGTTACGCTTGGTGCTATGAATCCACCAAAAAAACTGCTGACCCAAAACAGCGAACTAAAACCTGATGGAATTTTTAACTGGACTCTACCTGCTTTTGCCATAAAATTAACAGATGGAAGTAATTTTAATGTTTGCCCGCAAGCAGGAGCCTGTGCAAGTTTTTGTTATGCAAGAAATGGGACTTATCTGTTTCGCAATGTGCGCTCGCGCCATATCTTAAATCTTGAATATGTAATGCACTACCCCGAACAATGGTTTGAGCAGATGTTGGGCGAAGTGCAAAAGCCAAAGATGATTGGTAAACATATTCGAATTCACGATGCTGGAGATTTCTTTTCTGAGGATTATCTAAACCTATGGTTGAGGATGGCTCGTTTAACTCCCGATGTAACTTTCTATTGCTACACAAAGGAAGTCGCTTTGTTTAAGAAAGTTGTTGAACCTGATTGCCCTGCGAACTTTCGTTATCTTTACAGTATGGGTGGTAAGCAAGACCATCTCATCAATAAAGAAACTGACCGCCATGCTGAAGTCTTTCCTGATGACGCCGCTATTTTAGATGCAGGTTACATGAGCCAAGATGCCAGCGACCTGTTAGCGATTACTTTACCTAGCAACAAAATTGGCATACCAGCCAATAACATTAAGCATTTTAATAAGAAACTTGCAGGTCGTACCTTTGGTGATGTCCAAGATGAACTTGATGAAAAACGACGAGTCAAACTCGGTGGTGCATAGTGACTACGATTATTGCTGTTCAATATGATGACAAGGCAGTAATCGGAGCAGACTCACAAACAACTGGTGCAACAGGGCGCAAAGCCTCTCATGCACAAATGGTTAAGGTAACTCAACGCGGAGATTTTATTGTCGCTGGTTCGGGTGAATGTGCGCCTTGCGATATTGCTCAACATATTTGGGTTCCTCCAGTTCCCTCCGCAAAGGACTGGAATAACCTTTATCATTTTATGATTGCCAAAGTTGTTCCATCTCTTAAGGCTTGCTTCAAAGAGAACGAATACAAATGGGATGTAGAAGATGATGAAACTAAATTCGCTTTCCTGATGATTATTGGCGGAGAGATATTTGAGATTGCAGATGACTTTTCTGTTTGCCTAGATGGAAAAGGTTACTACGGAGTAGGGTCAGGTTCAGATTTTGCAATAGGCGCACTCAGCGCTGGAGCAACTCTCAAAGAGGCTCTAAAGATTGCTTCAGATAACGATGCCTTTACATCTCCACCGTTTATTTACCACACGCAACAAAAGCGTCAGAAGGTTGTAACTCGACCTAAGAAGTAGTATACTAACCCTAGTTGTAAAAGAAGGCAGAGATTCTGCTGGACGGATGCGACTAGAGGGAGGTAACTTGAGTATAAAATACTTTAGCCGTAATGAAGATGGCGTGATGGTTCAGAAATGGACTGATGACGCTGTTAAGTATGAAGTGACAAGGGATAGAAAAGATGGCTCTATTAGTAGGCACATCAGAGCAAAAGAGATGTGGCTTAGTTTATATCGCTATGACGAGTCTGCTCCTTTTCATGTTACTTGGATGAGTTGTAATTCCAGCGGGAAACCATTGGAAAATCCTACTCAATGGAATACTCACGAACAGGGTGCGTATTTCAATATCGACATGGGTAAATTTGCAACATTAAAAGAGGCAGAAAATTTTGCTCTTGGTTTTGCTTACGATTATCGAGAATACGGAAATTTCTTTCTCTATGACCCTGCAAACCCTGTGTTTGAAAGATTGAAGCAGGAAGAAAAATATAGTGACAGAATAAAGATTTCCGAGATACCTGTTCTATGGAAATATAACCGTGCAACTCAAATGTACGACGGTATAAAAATTCAAATACCTTACAACGATGTTAGTCAAGAGGTGCTTGAAAAAAGAAAAGAGGAGACAAAGCGTCGCCTTGAACTAAGAGAGAAAATCAAAAACGGAGGGGAGGACACACGAATTATGGTTAAAATTCTATTGAATGTAGACCTTGGTGACTTGGGACAAGCAATCTCAGATAAGTTACTTGAGGAAGTTTCTACCGTTGATGGTGTTGGTGCTGATGGTGACTCTGTTTACAATGTTGATGATGTCGTAGTTGATGTCAAAAATACTGGTGAAGTAGAGGCTACCTTTTATCTCGAGCGTGAATCAGGAAAATTCACAAGTGCAGATGAACTACGGAGTGAGATTGTAAATTCAATCAGTAGTATCGATATAGATTTACCAATTACAGTAACGGAATAGGGGACAAGATGAACGAGCAAGAAGTAAATGAAAGGTTTGACAACTTGGTAAAGCCACAGGTTGTTAAAGAAAAAAAGGAACCAGCAAAGTTCCCTGAACTGCGATACCTATGGGGTGTTGTTCTTCTCGGTAGTTTTGTCTTGGTTGTCTTGAGCGCGGTAATCACCACGGTTATCGAAGCCTTGTAATCCGCAGATGCAGATTACTCGGGACTCAAAGGTAGTTGGATTGGGAACGGGAATTACTCGGTAACAATCAGCCGAGTGATTCTTGTTT